ACACCGTTAGCGATGTTGGCGTGAGCATTGATCAGGGTGTACGCGATACGCTTGGTCCTAACGGTTGGACTCTGGCTGCTTTGATGGCTGCTGGTTACTACTACGCACCAGAGATCGGGGCTTATGTCAATGCTAGTGGTAGCACAGTCCCAGCGTCTGCTGTTGTTGATGCTGGTGTAGTTTCCTCACCAGTCACGACTGGATCGGTAATCGCAACAGAACTACCAGCATTCGGCACTACGGCAGCAAGCTCTGCTGCTGGAACAGCTCTGGCTAACGCTGCCACACCTGCTGCTGTAACACCAGCAGTTACAGCACCTGTTGTTGCAACTGAAGCCTTATCTCCAGTCGTGCAAGGAACTCTTCCTTCGTGGGCTGGAACTGGCGTAGCCCCAGTAACTGCTGAAGGTGCTGCTGCTGGCGGTCTAGGTTCTACGCAAACTAGCTTACTTGGTGGTGCTTTTGATTGGGCTACGGCTAGTCCACAAAACGCATTGACAGCAGCAAGCCTTGGCTTAACGGCTGCAAAGGCTTTGGGCGGTGGCGGTACAACATCCACATCGTCATCTAGCGTTGACCCAGATGTCAAAGCAGCATATCTACGCAACCTAGAGGAAGCCAGAGCAACGGCTGCTGGCTTAGGTCCTAAGCAATTCGCAGCATTCCCTGAGTACAACCTTGGCATGGTTCAGAAGTACATGAACCCTTACGAGCAAGAAGTCATCCAAGGAACTCTTGGAGACATAGAGCGTGCTCGTTTAGGTCAAATATCGGCTGAAGGCGCAGCAGCCACAGCAGCAAAAGCCTTTGGTGGTACACGCCAAGGCGTAACCAGATCATTGGTTGATGAGGCAGCACTACGCAATGCAACTAATGCTGTTGCACAACTTCGTCAGACTGGCTTTGCACAGGCTCAGAACTTAGGTCTATCGCAACAACAAATGATGCAGCAGTACGAACAGCAAAGACTCGATGCAGCTCGCAACTTAGGTCTAGAGCGATTGAATGTGGCTCAAGGCGCATTAAGTCTGCAACCAGCAAGGATCGGTGAAAGCACTACAAAGCCAATCTACACAAACCCAGTAGCGTCTGGATTTGGTGGTGCTTTGGGTGGCGCTCAACTAGGTTCGTTGATTGGTGGCAAGGAGTCTGGAAGCGAATACGCAGCCTACGGTGCTGGACTAGGCGGTCTGCTTGGATTCTTAGGTTAAGGAGTAAATCATGGCAACAACAGACTTTGGCGGTTTACTCTTTGGCGGTGGTGGTACTGGACTTGAAGACTATTTAAGTGCAGACCAGCAAAGTGGAATTAGAAACCAAGCGCTTCTACAAGCAGCAGCAGCATTGCTTTCTGCTGGTGGTCCAAGCGAGAGACCTGTCTCCATAGGTCAAGCCCTAATTGTTGAGCAGTTGACAAATTACCTAAAGCGCTACCAACGCTACCAAGTAATCCAGTAGAACTAGCTTGCTCTTCTGCTATCTTTTTAAGCGTTTCCTGTGCAGTCATCTCGCTAGCAGTCGTAACGGCTGAAGGGATTACAGATGGGGTAACTGGAGGAGTAACTGTCGGTGTAGTTGCTGTAGGTAGAGTTGTTGGAGGCAATGATGTCGGAATTTGACTTAATTGCTGTAATAAAGTTGGTGTTGTTGAGCTACCAGCAAGCCCTGTTAGTTGAGATGCCTCAACCGAGCTGGCAGCAGCAGTAGCAAGCTGTGCTGGAGTAAGAGCCTGACTTGCAAGGTATGCGTTATCGGCAGCGACTGCTGCATTTGCTCCAGACAATACAGAACCTTCAGCCCCGACAGGCAAACCCTGACTCGCTAAATAGATAGCTGCTGCAATCTTGGCTTCTTGAGGTAAAGAATCATCAAGATCAGTTAATGCCTCATCAACGCCACTAATGATGCCTTGACCTAGTTCGCCTACTTCGCTTACGACTCCACCCATATCATCTCCCTTGTCACACCATGTTGGTGTAGATAAAAGCCTTCGATCCGTCTAATAGTGATATTTGACATTTCTCAGACCAGCCAAATGACTTGGCAAATCTTACAAGTTTGATGTCATCCTCGCGTATCAGCGCGACGATAGGCTTCCCAATTAAATCCTCTAAAAGAGCAAAGTCCCTCTGGCAACCCTTTTTGACTTCAGCCGACCATCTCTTGATGTCGATGTGAAACCACAAATTACCCCTAAAGAACTCCAAGTAAAAGGTGTAATCCTCTCGGATACACACAGGTACTTTTCCTGCCCTTAATTCTTGACTCAATTCTAAGTCACCGCTTACCCATTGCGACAACATCAAATCGGTTAACGCCAACGCGCCAATCGTCTAAGACATCGCCCGTGTATCTAACCTTGACCTGTCTGGCAGCAAACCTCACATCTGTGGGTTGAGCTGCGGAATACGGTCCGTAAGTGGTTTCCGTCGCCATCGGGTACATCCGAGTTTTGAAGGAAACAACGACCTCGCCAAGAGTTTGCTCGTCAGGAATCACCCGACGCACAGACATGATGTTGTCCCCGTTACCAATCTCGTAAGGACCAGACTCAGCGTAAGGAGTTGAGCCGTCATAGGTAAAGCCAACCTCGTGCTCGTAGATGTAACCATCTGACGAGATCATCAAAGGATTGGTGAATACGCCCCTGTCAGTTCCAGCAGTACGAGCCAAACTACCAATAGCCCAATGCCCTTCGCGGTAGTTGTAGACGACATAGGAGTCGTTCTCATTGCTGGCGCTAGAAGGGTAAAACCAGATGATCTCGCCATACTTTGAGTTGTGTACTGCGTAGACCTTGCTTGACTGGTTGTAGTTGATGTTCTGGAAGATGTAGTCGCCAACATCCGACACCAAGGGCTTGACATAGCCGTCATACACCCAGAAGCCTGACTTAGACATCCAAATGGCTGCGGTATCAATGGCTGCTACTGCCTGTGAGGAGATCACGCCACAGCCTGATCCTGCCTTCTCAAAGGAGTAGACATAAGGCAGACCGATGTATGTCGCCACATGGACATCGACATCGGTAAAGATTAGATTGATACCGCGCACGCGCTTACCGCACTTGATTGAGCCGACAGAGTTGATCTCAAAGTCACCCGCCTGATTCGTTGCGGATGGTGTCCATACTGTGTTGTTTTCTTGGTCACACCATGAAACCTTGCGTGGATTGCCTGACGCGCCAAGTCCAAAGACAAAGCGCTCTGCCGTTGTCATCACAGCCTCGCAGCTCGTTGGCGCGTTAGTGATGGCAACAGCCTTTGTTGGCGTGGTAAAGCCTAACTGCCACTCAAGGAGCTGTCCATCGGCACTAGAACACGCCACAAGATACTCGCCCCATGAGTCCATCGACCAAGTAGTCGCTGGGATGATTGCACCTAAGTCTGGACGCGCCACACCGTAGGCAGAAGAGCCGTAAGTGCCGTAGCCGTAACCAGTCTTTAGCGTTGCGTCTGTGATGCCAGATGTGAATGTCGTAGGCGTGATGTCCTTCAAGACTCCACCCTCGCTCATGGCGTAGAGCTTTGTAGGCGTGCCAGCAGCAATGTAGCGTTCATCTGAGTTAGTACGCCAAGTGAGCATTCCACGGCTGACACCAGTCATCTGTGAGGTTGAGCGCTTACGCCACCCACCCCAAGGTCTCAATGTGTTCTCAAACCAACGCACAAGGTTTGAGTCATACCAGCGCCCCGCAGACTGGTACTCAGTACCGTTGCGGTAAACGCCAGCAGGGATTTTGATTGGTACGAGTGCCATAGGGTCTAATTATGCTGAAAGATTGGAGACAAAGGTAACCGTCGCAATGACCGACGGTATTGCTGGTCTTGTTGGTGTGGTGCTGGTAGCGTAGTGCTCAATACTGATACCTACATCTGAAGGTCTCCACATAATCTCAACATAGTCGTTTGTTTCCATGCTTACAAAGAAGTTCATGGCAGAGATCATGTGAGTTGGATCGCCTGATGATTTTCTTGGACCAAGACCAAATCTTGAGTTTGACTTGTCGATGTTTGTGCCGTTCTTTTTAAACCACACATCTACATCTTGTGTATCGTTAGTGGTGTTTTTAAACTGGATGCTGAATTGAATGTTATAAATTCCAGCCTGAGACACATTCAACCTTGACGAGTTAGACAAGGTTACGCCATTGTTGAAGTCTGTTGTGTCAAAGGTTATGGCATAGGCAGTCGTTGTATTGGCTGCTACCTGATCGGTTGAGTCTTGGAATGCCCCGTAAGGCATATTGATAAACCTACCACCGCGAGGAGACGCAAGGGACTGCAAGGCATTGGTCAACTTCAAGAAGAAGGTGCGCAAAGCACCATTCGTCTGCGCAACAGTCAGACGGTCATATCGATCTTGCGGATTAGGCAGGTCTGGTACGGCTGGAGTCTGGAGCTGCTGGTAGAAGTTCGTCATAGAGCCTTAGCGTATTCCTCTTGACTCAACAAGCCGACTGCATATTTGTTTTGCGGTCTAAAGATGGTGAGTTTCTGTCCACGCATCTCAGGAGCAAAGGAGATGTGAGTCCAGCTTGCATACTCGTGAATCATCTGGTCAAACTTGATACCTGCTGCCTCAATAGCCTTACAGACCTCCAAAGGACTACCAAAGCCCTTAGAGGTGAAGTCGATAGCCCAACCGTCCATGTGTGAGCTGATCTTCGATCCACCCACAGCGACATTGACCTCTGGCAGACGCAACCAAGAATTGACATTGATTGGCTTGCCAAGTAACTTCCTGACCTCTTCCATCCCAGCAGCAGCCTTCTTCATGTTCTCAAGTTGCTGTGGTGAAGGCTGGTTATTGATCCCCAAACGGGTTGCGGTATCAGAATGAGTTGCCTCTTCAAGACTAAAGTGTTCACTTAGTTGCATCATCTTCTCCCACAATGGCTTTTGCAATGGCTGTTGATGCCTTGCGTCCTGAGATACCGCCCATAGTGCCGACACCCATAAACGCAATGGCTTTCAAGATTTCAAGGAATACACCGTCGATAGGTGCGAGTTCTGGGTCTTGCTTCTCAAACCCGATCAGGTACAAGACACCAAACGCAATGCCTAGAACCATGATGGTGATCGACTTGACGACGAAAGCCCAGACTTGAACCTCGACCTCTTCCACCGTCAGTTGTGGACGATTAGCCCTAGCCAACATCATTTGCTTTAAGAATTCAATCATTTGCGTTTCTCCATTACCTTCTCAACAGTTCTGCCACCAAAGTAAGCCAACATGATCAGTTGACCCCACTCACCCAATAACTTCACATAGGTCTCGTTCACATTGATACTGAAAGCAGACATCATGGCGAATAGAAAGTATGCGCTCAGAATCGCTATAAGGGTCAATGGACGAATGTTCTTGGATAGGTAGGAGTCAGACTTCATGTCTGCTTCCCAGCGCTTTGTAACGGCTTCTAGTTCAGCCTTGGCGAAGTCTGCCTCTACTTCTGCCAGCTTCGCAGTTGCTGCTGGATCGCCAGCAATAGCCTTTGCAACGGCATCAACGCTATCAGACACGCCAAACTTACTAGCCAAAGCGGTAACAGCAGCGCCACCCATAGGACCAGCGACAGCCATTGCCAGCGTGGGTGCGACACCCTTGAGAAGATTGAGTAAGTCATTCATTGCTCTGCCTTTCCATTAACCTTAATTGTCGGTTTATTTGTCTCTCTTTTTTCTCCAACCTAATCTCGGCTTTTTGAATCTTGATCCACATACTGATCAAGACTGGCGTGATGATTAAGACAATCGTCAGCATTACACACACAAGGAGTTAACCGAGTATGTGGAAATTAAATATGAAGAAGTATTTGCAAGTAGTGACCCAGACCCTGAGACGATTCTGGAACTCTCTGTTTACAAAAACGAACTAGATCAGTCGTATGTCAAACTGAGTGGGATGATGAGGGGTGCAAGTGTTCCTTACCAACTAGGGCCACTCTGGGAAAACTATAATCAAATATATAGTAAGGTACAAGCAGAACAACAAAAGAGAAAAGAGCAAATCAGGATTAGGCGACAGCAAGAGAACTACAAACGGGAAAGGTTTAGACAAGAAAAAGTTGAACTCAGCATGGGATTATTCTTAGTGCTAATCATAGTTTCTTGGCTATATGCAGTATGGATAAATTCATTTATCGAGGGATTTTGATACTGGTTTGCGTGATGTTGTCGATTGTCTTAATCATTACACCTGTTTTGATTATGATGTGGATAAAGATTGTTTTGGCATCGTTAGTAATTGTCTTGATGTCATCTGTTGCCTTTTTTACCTTTTGTATCGCTACCTTACCCTCTGACAACGCCTCGCAACAATACGATATGCGATCGTATGCGGCTTGCATTGTCTTAAAAGCAAGTCCAATCGTTAGTGGATCGAACACATCAGTGTTCTCCTATTGACCGCTAAACA